AGCTATTGAAAATCCCACTCGTGAATCTAGTTTTATTCCGCAGTTTAAATTTAGACGTGATATTGATCTTATTGAAAAAACATATTTACCTGGAGCAGTTTTGATGAATACTCCACGCTTAAAATCTTGTGATTTAGCAATTGAGTACACGAGAGCAAATCCTGATAGTGGATTATTTCGAACTGTTGAAAATGAATTGTTGTTTTGGTTAAATAAAACTAAATATCTTGTTGATTTAGACTCTGAAATTAAAACTCGTGTTGAATGTGATGCTAGTACGATAAAGTTTCGTGATGGAAGTCTTTTTCACGCAGCTAGATGCAATGTCAGTTTTAAACAACTAGAACCATTTTGGATATTAGAAACAGAATTTACAGATTTAGATTCTGGAACTGATATTATATTTGAGGTCACAAATAATGGAAGTCTTGATACACCAATTGATTTTGTACTTGATACAGCAATTTTATGTCCGTCATTTATTATTAGAAATCTAACAACAGGGATTGGAATTGCGATTGAAGATAATTCATTTGGTGTTGGTAGTTTGGATACATACATAATTGATAATACTAATGGGTTTGTTTATTTAGAATATATTTTACGCATGGCCAATATAAGACAAGGAACAGGATTCTTTATGCTTCAGCCCGGTTTAAATGAAATAAATATTTTAGCTGATGTTTCTGTTGATGTGACCTATTCTTATTTTGAGAGGTATTTTGTTTGAGTAAATCTATTTTTGGAAACTATAAATTTGGAACTTTTATTTATCATGGTTTAGAAAATTTTGCACCTGAACCAATTCCTATTGAACCACCTATTGGAGAAGGAATTGATATATATAACGCAGCTGGTTCTTTAATCTGGTCTTTTAATTTAGCACGATCCAATTCACCAATTGTTGAATTTAGTTTTAAAGAAAAAGAATTTGGCGGTTTAGACTCTTTTAATTTTGCTTTAGAACGAAATTTTGAAATTCCTTATTTTTCAAAAATGAATGCAAGATTATATCATAACAGAATTTTATATGCTCAAGGAGAAGTTAACTATATACCTGATCAATCTGATATGAAGAAAATGAAATTTGAAGGATCTGGTTATGGAAAGCAGTATAAAAACGTAAACATTGAAAAGACATATTCAGCAACGACATTAGAGGATGTGATAAAAAATATTATCAGTGTAGATGGTGTAAATGGAACTGATATTTATTACAATCCTGATTATATAATTGTTCCAGTATTTAATATTTCAAATCTTGAATTTGCAAATAAATCAATATGGTCTGCTCTTATAACGCTTATATCTATAGCAAATTCAATTGATTCTAATAATCAATATCGTTGGTATATAGATCGGTATCGAGTTTTTCGATTTGAATCTGTTAATAATACACTTCAGAAAAATATGTATGAAGGTTTTTATTTTCAAAATCCAAAAACAGAAGAGCGCTCTGATGATATTATAAATACAGTTGAAGTTTTTCGTGGTGATTCAACAAATGAGAATGAGCTTGTAAAAGTTGGTACTTTTTCCGATTCTGGTTCAATTGGTAAGTATGGGGTTTTGAATAGAAAGTTAACTATTCCTGACTATGTGGATGATACTACAGCACAAGCTGTTTCTGAAGGAATAATCAATCGTCAAAAAGATATTAAAAATTATGGAGAGTTAAAAAATATTCTTACTTCTAGCAGATTTGAATTTGGAAAATATAGATATAACTTAAAGCCCAATTTTTATTGGAACATAATTTCTGAATGTGAGGACATTTCTGATTGGATTAGTTCATTAACTGGTGGAACTTCTTTTTCTGTTGATAATGCTGAATATTACACTGGCAGGAATTCATTTCTTTTGGAAACTATAATCGGATCACAAAATGACTATATAGAATACGAATTTGATATTAAAGATAATCCTGAAAAAATTGTTATATATATAAAGTCAAATGTTGCTGATAATATTTTTCAGATTAGATTTTATGACTCAAATGATAATTTTGTTTTTGACACACTCTCTGTTGATATAGTTGGTATATGGAATGGGTATGAATTTACAGATATTAATTTATCTGATATTAAAAAAATTAGATTTATTATTTATTACAATGACGTAGCTGAAATAAATATAGATCGTATAAATTTATTATATAATTCATGGCTAACTTTTGAAGGTTCTTTAAAAGAGGTTAAGTATGAATTGCGAGGAACAGAGCTTGAAGCAGAATTGATAATTGGGGATGATAAAGATGACTTTCTTGCAGAGATAGAAAAAATTGATGAAAAAAATAGCATAGCTCTCGATATTTTTGAACGTGTAACATAGGAGATTTTTACAATGGCTAATTATCCAGTTTTAGCAGATTTAAGAGACATTAGGTACAATCCTTTTAGTGATACATACGATCCGAAAGGATATGGTTATGATAGTGGTGTTGATCCAGAAGAAAGAACTGTGCCAGTTTCTTCTCCCTATTTTATTCCGTTATTTGAATATCCAAAAAATGATACGCCTTCCACTGTCTCAATTTATAATGTAACTACTGATACAACTTTAACAGAAGTTGATGAAACGGTTAATCCTGCGAATAATCAATTTCGAGTTCATTATGAAGGGGAACGTGCTGGACTTATTGAATTTAATTCAGCGCAAGCCGGAGATGAAATAGAAATTAGTTATTATGGACTTGGTCATAATGCTATGATTGCTGCTATGTTTGCCCCGTATAATCAGGCAGTTGATGATATTGAAACTAAATATGGAGGAGATACAGAATTTGAAATTGGACTTGCTGGAGGTTCAGGAAGTACAATTTTAGAACAAATTGGAAAGAGCCTTTATGATGATTTATATGTTAAATCTGAAGACGGTGGGTATGCGGCCAATGAATTGTTGGCATATAAAGACGCAACGGGTCGAATAGCAAAGACCACGAATGCATTAATAAAAAGAATCTCTGATGGAGATTATGGCGGAACAGGGGACAATGATGTCCCTTCTGAGAATCGTATCGGTGACACAACTGATTTTGAAACTGGTCAGGGGGGATCAAGCGGAGGGTCGGCTCATCAGCAGTTGGGATATTACGTCAGAGAAAACACTTTCGTAAATTCTTCTTTGTTTACACCTTTGGGAGTAGGAAATTACACCACTCATATCGCTCGTGCGATTGATATAGATTTTGGAGTGTGGACAACAATTGGGCATTGGAATGTTGGTGATGCGGTCAAACATGGCTGGATTCATGTTGTGCTTTCGTCTTTTCATGATATGGCGTCTGTTTCGTTTTCTCTTGCATTTGCAATTCGTGAGGACGTTAGCCGATTTCGAGTTTGTTTTTGTCCAGAAACAAACTGTATAGACGATCCTGAAAATTATGTTCAGGCGAGGGTCATTATTTCAAACGACACAACAGACCGTGGCGGTAAGTTACAAATCAAAGTTTTCAATTCTTCAACAGCGAATACAATCTGGCAGGTTAGGACGTGCGCATTGGAGTATGTCTCAACATTCATTCCAGATAACCCTTATGAGGATAACACACCAGATCTTCCTTCTGGAGATTCATTTGCATCGTTCGGTCAAGCCTCTGATGATTGGTGGGCATTCAGGCAGGGGGCGACTGAGTTATGGAATGGGAGTGAGACAATTACAACTGGTAATAACCAAAACATTTTACCTTTTACAGGATTCGATTCTGAAATGTTTAATGCTTATGCCATTTCTTGTGCTGTTCAAGCAGGGGCTGAAACAGAATTTGCATTTCTTCCGAATTATAATAATTTACAAAAAGTTCAAATTTTTCCATTTTATAATGGTTTAACAATTGACACTTATTTTAGAATGAAACCAAATAATACAAATGGAATCTATGTTGATAATCAAACAGGGAATACGATGTATGTTTATGGCATATATGGGATAAATTAGGAGGAAATAATATGCAATTTTATTTTTTCAAAAATGGAACAAATGGATTAGACTATAGCTCTAATAAAACAAATGGAACAGTTTGTATTTATTACAAATCACAATTTGATATTGATACTGAAAAAGAAGAACGAGAAAAACAGATATCTGAAAAAATTGAAAATTTGAAATCTGATATAAAAACAGAGATTAAAAAAAATGAGCCTAATTATGAAGCTACAAAAAAAGCGATAAATATGATTCAAGCTTTTAATACTTCTGAGCCAGTTGAACAAGTTATTATTCCAGAGGATACGATTATTATTGATAAAGAAAAATATGATAATATCTTAAAAAATCCTGGATTGTATAAAATTGAAAATGGAAAAGTTATTGATAGGCCAGCATCTGAAATTGAAGAGCAACGTAAAAAGGAAGAAGAAATAATTTTAACGATTGAGAAAAAAGATATACTTAAAAAGTATGAACATTTTATGTTAGTTCTTGAATGGGAAGAATTGAGTCAGGCGCAGCAACTGGAGTATCGTAATTGGTATAAAAATGTTAATAAAGCAAAAACAAAAACTGAAATTCCAAAGCCTCTTGGATGGTTTACTTAAAGGAGTTTAAAAATGGATATTGTTGAGTTTGTTAAAACAATTATGTATTTATCAGTGGGCCTTATTTCAATAATAGGATTTTTATTTACAATGAAAAAACATAGAAAAGATTTAAAGGAGTCGTATAAAGAAATAGGTAAGCAAGAAGAGCGCGCAAATAATTTAAGATCAGATGTAAATACTCTGGGCAATGAGGTAAGAATTGTAAAGGAAGAACAGAAACATATTTCTGAAGATTTAACAACCATAAAAGAACACGTCTCTTATATCAAAGGAAAAATGGAGGCAACAGGATGATCTATGGTGCGAAGCATTGGCAAAATCGAGAGATAACAAGATACATACAGGACAATAATGCAATTGAACATATTATTAAAAGAGTACTTTTAGAGAAAAGAGAATGGCCTTTTTTCAGAGAGTCATGTAATGGTGAATCTGCTGTTATGTGTTGTACTGCATTAGGCTATGATCTTTATGTTGATCTTCCAGGTGATGCTGACATTCAGCCTGGTGACGCTTTTTTAATATGGGCGAATGATCCAGCAAATTTTAAACTTCTACAAAAAGCAAGACCAATAAACCCGGAAAATTATTTGAATAATGAAGTCCCACAATTTATTCCGGTAATTGTTTGGCATGTCTTTGGAGTCAAAGCTCAATATGAATCTCCATTATCCTGGAAACAACTTACAACTTTTTTTAAGAGCGGAAATACAGCTGAGTTACATCTTATAAATCCAGGACATTATATAGCTGGTCTTGCATATGATGAAGACAGAGACGAGGTTATATATAATGATCCTTCGCCAGGAAGAAAAGGATTAAAAAATAAAGGATTTCATGAACGATTAACTGAAGAAGAGTTCAATAAAGATTTTCATAAACATGGGATTGTTTTCTTTTAGGAGGTTAATATGACAATAACATGGCTTTTAATTTTGGCATTATCAGTAGGAATAGTTGGAATTATGGAAGGTGCAAAAAAAGCGATTGAAGCGAAACTTATTTTGCCTGGCTGGTCTTTATTTTTAATCGCTGGTTCACTTTCTTTTATAGCCACTGTTCTTGTTTTTAAGAATGAAGGATGGGCTTCAATCTGTCTCAATTTTGTTGTACTTTGGGGCTTTATTGAAATTGGTTATATTTCAGTTTTAAAGCTTCCTCAAAAAATTATTGATAAAATAGGAGATCAAAATGTCAATTAAAATTTGGTTAATAGTCATAGGGATTATTATTGTAGAAGCAGTAATAATCAGTTTTTTAATCATGCTATTAAAAAAGCGAAAAGAGAAAATAACAAATTTACAAAATGAAAATAAAACTTTAAAAGTTGAAAAAGAAAGACTAAAAATAACACTTAAACAAATTGAAAAAGTAAGGAGGAAAGCAAATGCAGAAAGGAAAAAAATTGACTCTGCTGATAATAGTGATATTGCTTCTTTGCTTAATGATCAATTGCAAAACATGTCCAGAACCAATACTACCGATAATTCTTCCAATACCTAAACAACCAGAAAAACCAGATATTCTTTTTCATAATAACGGACAGGGCGTAGAATTAAATTATGAAGAAGGAAGAGCATTAGGAATTTATCTTATTGACAAAGATGAATATGAGCAAATACTATTAGAGCAATTAAATTATTATATTGAATGGATAAAAGGACAAGAAAAAACCGCCCCATAAAGGGGCGGTTTTTTCTATATGGTTTCCCATATAGACCATTCAGTTTCTGTCACTTCAACAAAAATCAAACGTGGAAAAGGCCTTGTTTCATTTAGATTTTCATCAATAAATTTGCACCAAAGTTTTGTTTCTTTTATAGCAATTTCCATGAGAGCTTTCTCATATTTTTTGTATAATTTTTTTGCTTCTTCATCTCTCAGAAATTCATGATTTGTGCATAATGCCTGTCGTTCCCATTTTGTTCCTTTAATTTTGATTCGTTTAACACTGCCTTTTAGGCTTCGCATTCCCATGTTTTCCTCCTTCTCTTTAGCTTTATGATCTAACGACTCAACTCGTTTCCAATCAATTTGCCTTATCTAATATTAAATATACCACACTTAGCAATAAATGTCAATAGTTTTTTTAAAAAAAGTGTTATATTATTATTATTCGGTTAATCTATCGCCAAAAATGTTAGCTAATATTAGTCGATTTTCTCTTAGATTTTTTGATAATGAAATAAAACAAGCCTTTGAAATTAAAGTCTCTTTTGTATATGTTCTTTGGATCATTAAATTTTTATAAATATAAAATGTGTTATCTAAAGTAAGCATAAGAAAAATACTACCAATAGATGTTATATTTCTGAACTTATTAATCCATTCATATTGACCGGGTCGAAAAGGAATTTTTATTAAGTCTTTAGTAAACTTAAAATTATCAATACGTTTATATTCAATAAAGCCTATTGATAATGGAGAAAAGAAAAGTATATCAGGTATACTTCTACCAACACTATTTTCAATTCGATAAAGTTTAACACTTGTTCCTTTCATAATCATTTTAAATCTAGCATGCATTTTAGTCTCAAGCATGATGCACCTCAGGATTATATTTTTCAATATCCGCCCAATTTGAACCAAGCTCTGGTTCTGCAATAATAGGTACTTTAATCTTTATACATGTCTCCATGTTATGTTGCATTTCTTTCATTGCCTCAATACCTATTTTTGTTTTTGGTACTGATACATCAAGCTCATCATGAACAGTAATGTGTGGATATAAAATATCAAATACACCAGACTCAAAGTTTTTTAACATTGCTGCTTTCATCAAATCAGCTGCTGATCCTTGAATTAAACGACAAAACATAATGTATGCTTTATCAGGATTAATCAGTCTTGATTTTCTTCCAAGAAAAGTTTTAATAAAGCCTTTTCTTTTAGCGTAATTCTCAACCATTCTAATTGTTGGCTTTATATAAGTAGCTTTAGAATGGTATATATTTAAAATTTCATAACAATAATCTAAGGCCCAATTAAAAAACTCAGCCATATGCCATGCTCCCATTCCATATGCTACACCAAAGTTTAAGTTCTTCGCAAATCTTCTTTTCAACCCAGTCAAATCAATGATGTATTGATGATAGTCAGTCAATGGATTATTGTTATATGCTGCTCTGATTTCTTCACTACCTGGGCCTGTTGCAAAATGAGCCATGAAACGATATTCAATCTGTGAATAATCGATCTTGCACCACCAACAATCATCGAAAGGAATAAATACTTCTCGCGCTATTTGACCCCAATAAGTATCAACACCTTTACTTGGTATTTGTTGCAAATTTGGATTCGCTGATGATAGACGACCAGAACGTGTACCAAAGTTATCAGTACGTGTGTTATAGAAAGAACAATGTATTAAATCACCTTCACATAAAAAACGATTATATGAACCAAGTAGAAATGAATTAAGTACTTTATCGCCTTTTCTGATATTGTAAATATCTTCTGCTAAAGATACTTCATCTTTAATTGATTTTAAAAAGTTTGCATCTATATTAGGATTACCTTTTTCAGTTTGACTGTATTTAATGCCTTTAGTATTAAATAATTTAGCAATTTGCTGGGAACTATTATAATTAAATTCACCATATTTATCCATTAATTTATAGTGAATTTCTTCAATATAGTTTTGAACTTTCAATGCGTTTAAGTCTCGCTTTTCAACATCAATCTTTACGCCTGTTCTTCGCATTTGCAAAATAGCTCTTATCAAATTACATTCTAAATGAAAGACATCAAGCAATTCTTCTTCATACATTTTTTTCCATTGGATTTTGAAAATATCAATAGGTTCACGTGCATCTTCAATTGCATATTTTCTCACCAACTTATAAGGCATTTTATATAACCATTTTCGTGGGTCACCTTTTAAATCATTATTATCACAAAATTCCTGGATTTCTGTTTTATATTTGCCTTTACCTAAGTATTTATTTGCAAGAAAGTCTAAAGAATAATGTCCTTGATTTTCATCAAGTAAAGATTCAGCAATTTGCACGTCATAAAGTTGACCAGTAATTGGAATATGTAACCAGTTTTCTGTCCAATCAACATCATATAAAATGTTAGCACCAAGTTTAGGAATATTTAATGAAAGCACATCCTTGAGATATTCAATGTTTCTTTTTCTTTCTGATTCAGTACAATCATAATGACCAAGATTATAGTATTCAGCAAAGCCTTGCTCATTAGCAATTGAGAATCCCAACATATAGCCATCTTTCCGATAAACTCCAGGTCCTAATTTTTTGCTAATTCCTGGATCATAAGTTTCAATATCAAACCCTATAATTTTACTATCTGATAAATTAGGATACTCCATTATCGCCTCGCTTCAATCCTACACTCAATAGAACAATAAATTTGATACTGATGTGCAGAATAAAATGTCTTACCACATAATGCGCATGTTCGTTTTTCTTTTGGCTTTTTCTCATAATAAAGTTTATTATGTTTGAGATAACAAGACTTACAACAAAATTTTCTTTTTCCGTCATTTGTTATGAACTTTTTACCACATTGAAGGCATTCAACTTCTTTCTCTTTTTTCTTTCGATAAGTATACTTTTGCTTATAGCCTTTCGCTCTACATTCATTAGAGCAATAAATATTATTCGGTCTATACGGGTGAAAAAGTTTTCCGCATATATGACAAGTACATAACTTATTTTCCATAATAACTCCTTAATCTAATCTGAAAAATCCGAATAGATGATTTTCAGATATAAATAATCATTGATTATAAAAATTTTTACTACTCTCTCGTATATTTATATCACTTTTAAAAGTCTTCATGAATCAGTAATTAGATTAAAGATTATTTTTACAAGAATGAAACAAATCTTCAATGATTCCAGAACCATAGGCCCGTTCAATTTCGAACATTAAATTACAAGCAGCATGAGCAAGATGCGGTAGACCAGATTCCTGATCAAACTCTTCACCAGATGTATATACGTTAATGTGTCTTTGTGTAGCATTAATATGAAAAACTTTTGGAGTAGTTCGCCAATCTTCACTATGTCCATGTTTATTAACTCCATATTCTCTAACTCTTGCTATATGTTCAATAAAAGATGGGTATACAAGAGTTGGTTTATATTTACCCTCAGATTTTTTACTCATTTCATTTATTCTCCTTATTAATATAAAACTTTTCAAGACGCTTAAGTTTATATTCAACATAAAATTCAATTGATTCTTTCAGATCAAAAAACATATCAAGCTGGTCTAAACAAATCAATACATCCGAAACTTCTTCGGCGATTTTACGAATATTGTTTTCACCTCTGATCTGTTTACTTATCTCTTTTTGAAGTTCGGCAAGTTCTTCAACGCAAACTGTCAGCTGATAATTTCTACCGTTTTTCTCCTCAAGTTTCTTATAAATTTTATCACGATCATCATTATTAAAATTGATCATGCAAACCTCCTATTGAATAAGTGTAAGTGATTATCATAGCCATATTTTGTAGAACTATGAACTACATGTAATTTTTTGAATGCTCTAGTACAAGCGACATATAAACATCTCAACTCTGAATCGGTGTTCATGTCATAATTTAAATTAACATTCCTGGTAAAATCTAATCTAATAACAACATTATCTGCCTCGCCACCTTTGACTCCATGAATGGTGTTAACCACGATGTTTCTATTCATAAGATCAGTACCATTTTTTATAATGTCACGAAGATACATTATCACATTATTATCAAGATTAAAATTATTATACCATGGAAGTTTTAAATCAATATTCTTTTTCAGATATTGTTTCAACAAAACTTCATCTTGTTCACTTTCATAATATCGTGTCTTTCTCAATTTCTCAAAAATGTTAATAGCATTTACAATCTTTGATTCAATAGACACATCATGCTTATCAATAAAAATTAAACCTTTGCTTCTCAAGAATTCACGATAGTCATTTAAGAACCAATTGTTTCTGGCTAAAAAATACCAACTTTCATTATCCTTAACATCAATTTCTGAAAGATCATTATAGAATAACACTTCACCGTTATAGTCATGATTAAGTGGAAGAAATTGTTTATCAACTCTATGTTTGATTTCTCTACTTATTAGTTTTGCAAATGATAAAATATTCTTCCTTAATCGATAAGATTTGTTAAGAATTATTCTGTGACCTTTTAGATTTAAAAAGTAATCAACATCAGCACCATTCCATTCATAAATTGCTTGATCATCATCACCAGCAATATATATTTTTTTGCATTTCGCAAAAGCTATTTCACACATCCTCCATTGTAAGGATGTTAAGTCCTGAGCTTCATCAATTATCGCTATATCAACAGGTAAAGCTTTTCTATTTTGAATAAAGTTAACAAGCATATCTGAAAAATCTATAACATGTGCATACTCTTTGAATCTTTCATAGTTTATGGAAACATTTTTAAACGTTCTTAGATCAACATTGAAAGCGAATCGATCTGCCATCATTGGATTATTCACTTTAAGGAAATGCATGAATAAATATTGGTCATCATTGTTCTTGAAATCTTCCGTGTAATAACCAGTAAACTTCATACCCATAGCATCAGAAAAAGTTTTATAGTCTCGTTTACTAATCATATCATTCTTTTTGTATCCACCTAATCTAAAAGCTATTGAATGAAGTGTTCTAAAATAAGGAAAGTCTGCATCCTTAAAACCGAAGACTTCTTTCGCTCGATCTCTTCCTTCATAGGCTCCTTTACGAGTAAATGAAACATATGCTATTTTATTCGGTGGTATAGTCTTTAAAGTTTCTTTAAGGATACTTATCAACGTATGTGTTTTACCACAACCTGGTGCACCGAAAATAACATCAATGTTTTTCATTTAAAAGGGTCCTCTTCATATCGACTGAAGTCAGGATTTTCAATTTCATCTGTCATTGTAACATCTGGTATACAAGCATGATGAATAGCATACACTCTGATTTGTTTTCCATTATCTAATCGTAAGCGATCAGGCTTAGCACCAAAGTCTTTTAAAAATGCATGTATTTCTCCAGGACCAAAATAATGAAAGTTCCTTTGCATATACAGAAACTCATTAAAATCTTTTGATCTGAAATAATATAGCATTTTACCTATTTCAAAATAGACACGCTTATTTAAAATCTGTTCCCTTGTTGCTGCCATTGCTCTATTTAAAAGAAAGTCAAAGAATAGAGCTTTAAGCATTGAAATTGGCGAAGTATCATAAGCATCATCAATAGTCACAACTTCAATTTCCATTAAATGTTGATTGACTAATTTGAACCATTCACCTTGTTTCAATTTATACGGCAAATTCCTCAATTCTCTAAAGCATAATTTAAGAAATGCATCTTGCTTTATTATTTCATCTTCATTCTTAAATCTTAGTTTTACAAAATTATCTTGACCTTGTAAACGAACTTCCCATTCATAATATGGCTGAAGTGTTTTATATTGATACATCTTCCCATATTCAAGTGCCGAAAAATATCCATCTTGTTTACCAACACCGAATTCTCTTTTTTTACAAAGATTTTTATTACAATAATGTAGACATGGAGCTTGCCGACACTTATATGAATAATCTTTCTTTCTCAACGATTGAAGTATAGTTTTTTCCAATTCGTCACGATCAATTGGATTATTAAGCGCCTCGTTAATTTGAAATAAACCTTGTTCAAAGAAGTCTTCGTTTTTCTTTTTCAAATAAGCACCGAATGAAAACAAATATTCATTTCTACCATCATTCTCACCTAGTGGATTCAGTATATAAATAGTTTGTAAACAAGGCGGCGCATCACTATAAGGTAGGTCATTAAGGAAGGCTTCATGATCCTTTACCGTTCTAGTCTTTTCTCTGATTAACAACAAAGCTTGTTCAAGATTCAATGCCTTATCATCTTTGATAGCATAAGCTCTTGTACTTTCATGATTATAATAAGGTAGATTGATCCAATTACCAACTGAACCTTGTTTTAAAGAATATTGCTTTGGGAATATTTCTAACAATTCATTTTTATGTTTTTTAACAAGTGTATCAATCGATAATGCATTAGCATATTTTCTAGTAATTTCAATACCGGTTTTGGCAGATATAAATTGTTTAAAGAAAACATATAAATGATAACCACCAGATTTTGACTTGAATGGTACTATTGGAAAATTATTCCGATCAATAGCAGATATGTACATTAATAAGTTGACATTATAAATATCAATATCAATAACAGCGAATTTGCATTCATTATCTTCATTGATTGGAATAACACCAAGGCCTTTCTTTCCGTTTAAATGATCTTTATATTGTTCGATCGTTAAGAGCTTGTTTGTTATGGTCTGATTCTTTCCGCCCTTCTCTTTTTCACCTTCTTTGATCTCACCATAAATGTGCTGACCATAATTCTTATTAGCTCCAGAGAAAGCTGTCATAAAATCGGCTATTTTGATCTGATCAATGCTCATGCTCAATCCTAGCTTCTATTAAACTTAGTATAGTATCCTTCTTTAAGAATCTTATCAGAATTGATAAAGCCAATAACATCTCTAATACCAATAATTATTTGTTTACGTACTTTATCCATGCCAATTTCATTCATGTTATAATATACTTTTTCTATACTTTTAATTTTATTCGGTATGTCTTTATAAAACACTACGACAAGGTACATGAATCTTGGAATATTTGTCATAAGACAATAAAATAAATGTTGCCAGGTTGAGAGATAACTATTTGCACCTCTAAACTTTGATGTTGTTTTAATATCAATTATTAAGTCATGAAAATAAACATCAAGTTTGCCATAAAGATAATATTCTTTTTCATCGATCATCATTGTTATATTTGCTTTCTTTTGGAAATCACCACCTTTCACAATTTCACAAATTTTATGAAAAAAATCTGATGCTTTAATTTCACTATGACGATTTGCCATTTGATAAATGACATTTTCAAAATCGATTCCACGCTTAATTGCCTCTGAAGGTTCTGACCAGATTCTATGTAACTGATTCTTAAAATCAACATAGGCTCTGGCCTTCAAACTTGATGGAC